CACCGGTCCAGCGGAACGGGACCATGCGCGACTTGGTGATCGTGATCACCTGGTTCCCGATGTTCTGGTCACCGTCATCGGGCGGCAATTGGCCCGGCGTCACGTCTTCGGCAGTCGAAGCCGGCGCCACGAACGAACGAACGTTTTCACCGACCGCAGCACGAGCGACTTGAGGATCGAGCGTGACTGCCGGGATGAAACCGACCAGTTCGCGCGACACAACGTCGAGCGATGCATACAGGTCGGGGATGAGAGCGGTAAGCGTGTTAGCCAAGGAAGGCTCCTAAATTAATCAGTGATCGTCACACCGCTTCGAGCGGTCTGCGCCTGTTGATGAGGCGGCAGAGCGTCGTAAGCAGCGCGAGTGATGGTTTTGCCGCCAGAGCCGCCACCCGATCCGCCTTGAGCGCCGCCGCCAGATGCGCCGGTGCTCTTGAGGATCGTGTCGCGATACGGGTACTGATCGATGATGAGTTCGAGCGCTTCGTCGAACGACGCGACCTTGCCGGGATTGCTCGGGCTGAAAAGCTTGTTGCCGGCCTTGTCATAGGCGACGACTTCATTGCCTTCCAGCTTGAACGCATCGCCAAAGCGCGCTTGCACGAGGTCAGCCGGAATCGCGAGCTTTTCCGCGATGAGCTTCGAGCGCGCAAAGCTGCCGCCGACCTTCTCGTTGACGAGCGACTGCTGAAGCGTGTCGCGTTCGGCAACGATCGGCGCATACTTGTCCTCGACGGCCTTGATAGCCTCCGAGCGCACCTTCTCGATCTCGCCGGCGTCGACGAGTTTCTTTGCATCGAGATTGGCAACGGTTTCGAGCGCCTTGCGTGCCGCGGCAGCGTCGGTGATGCCTTCGAATGCCTTCAACTTGCCTTCGAATTCTTCTGCGCGGGTCCGGTGGGACTTCGCCTCGGAATTCAGCCGGGCAATTGAAGCGACGGTGCCTGGTGCGTCAAAAGCAGCCTCGCGACCGTCTTCATAGACGTACACGGGGTGCCCATCTTTGACAACTACGTGGCCGTTCTCATCGATCTTCAGTTTCATGGTATTTCCTAGGCCATCCGGCCTGATTGGTGAGCCATCCAGCTCGAAACGCCGCACCCATCCGGGAATCTCGGCAACAAAAAAGCCCACAGTGGTTAGCTGTGGGCTCGGTGTTAGATGCTTTGTGCTACAGGGATCTTTCCGCCAACTTAGCGAGCATCGTTTTCTTTCTTGATGCGACTCTCTTTTCTATGGATTCAGGTGTTTGCTTTCGCCCCCTGCTTCCAGCGGATATTTTTGCCTTGTGCTCGTCGGTCAAAGGCTTGCGTATTTGCCCTCGCAGAGCGGCAGAAAGTTTCGCGCGCTCCTCGTCCGACTTAATTCTCCCTCTTGCCCCGGCGCCGATCTTGGCTCTGGCTTCATCAGTATGGGTATTCCCCATGTTAGCGATGGAAAGCTTTTCTCGATGCGCCAAATCCTTAGGGCGCCCCTTGTGAGCGTCAGACAGTTTCTGACGCCACTCAGCGTGTTTCTCTTTGCCTCGGTTTGCGTCGCCTATCTTCTTTTTGATTTCATCTGGCATCGGGCCAGTTGGTATGCCCTTTTGCCACGCAGAAAGTTTCTCTCGCGTTTCTGCAGAGCGCTTTACGCCGAGAATATTCCCGGCGGTCGGACATATGTTGTAGCCGCCAGCATCGGTAGCAGAACGGTGGAAATCGATCCAGTACTGCTCCCGGAGCAGAAGATCTTCCGCCCGAACACTTTCTAGGATCAGGAATTCAAATGCGCTTTCGCCGTATTTTGCCCATGCGCGCTGAAGCTTCTGCGAATGGTGCGAGCCCTTTTCAAGCATGCGCTTGTGGGTGCGAATGCGCTCAGCCATGCAAACGCTTGACCCAACATAGAACTTGCCATTAATGGCATTGCGGATCGCGTAGATTCCGCTCGGTGATAGAATGGCGTCAGCCATGCCGCTTACCTCTGCAATAGGTAAAGGTTGTGGTTAGAGGCCCTGACGTGTTAGTAGCACGCCGGGGCTTCGCTATTTTAGCGCCACAACATTCACCGTTCAATCGCTAATTGCGACCGCGCCGAGTTCGGCCTTCTTCACGTTGGCCTTGATGCGAACCTTCTCGTCGTCCCACGTCGTTTCGGGGCTGATGTAGCCGCGGCGCTTCGCTTCGTTGAATAGCGACTCGTCGGAGAACGTGCCATCGACGTTCATGTCGCGCAGCAGATCAATCGATGCCTCGGCCAGAGTTGCGACGCCGAAGTCCTTGAAGATCTGAACGTTGCCGCCCTTCGCTTCCTTGATCCAGAGCGCAGTCAGCGACAATGCCTGGTCGATACCATCCTCGACATCCTCGATCAGCCGTTGCAGCGCGCACATGCCTGCTTCGTTCTCGGCGACGGTCTGCGCGACGGTCGTCTTGCCCGGCTTGATGACGAGCAGTTCGGCGCCAACCTGGCGCATGCGGTCCTCAAGGTCGAGCAGCGAGAGCCGCCCTGCTTCGATTGCCGCGCCGGTGTGCTCGACGTACTTCAGATCTGCCTTATCGGAATCGACCGTGACCATCGAGCCAGCGCCGACGATCACCGGTTGGCCGTCCAGCCCCTTGCCGAACAGAATAGGCACGCGCGCGACGTGCAGAATCGTCTGCTGGTCGCTCTTGCTCTGCCAGTGCTCGACGTTCATGTGCGCCAGTTCGAGCAGCGGCGGGACCGCGGTCATGAATCCGGTGCGCCGGCCGTAGATCGGCACGAACGGGATCACATCGAGCGTCGTAACGCCTTCTTCGTGCAAGATCCATTCGGGCTTGTTGGTCTTCGGATCGGGCTTCTCCGACTCGCGGTAAGTCGCCCATGCACCCGGCGTCAGCACGCGCACCTGTTCGACTTCCTTCTCGCCGAACTCGCCGTCGTCCTCGATGACCTGCTCGAGCAGCCGCAACTGCGTGAACACTTCCGCGCCGTTGATGCGCTTCGAGCGCCAGCCGAGAATGTTGCCAGCGTGGATATGCACCCAATACGGCCGGATGCCCGCGGCGTTTTCCTCTGCCTTGGTGCGAACGCCGGTTGCCTTCGGGTAATCGACCAGAATGCCGGTGATGCCGTGCGAAAGCGCTTCTTCCGACACGCTCGCAGCGAACGCGTGCAGGTTGCGCCCTTGCAGATCGATGTCCGTGTCGCACCAGTCCTTGATGCGCGCGGGCACATCGTCAGTCAGCGTGACAGGCTTGCTGAATGGCTTGCCTGCCAGCACCTCGACCGTGCGAGGGAACGCCGGAAACAGCGTGGCCGTATCCTTGCGCGCCTTGTATGCGTCGCTGGATTCGCCGGGCCATTGCGGTAGATATGTGGTGCCTGCCGATCGCATGGCAGGCGTGCCGCCGAGCAGTGCGTCGATGATCGGCCAGTTCTCAGCCATCGAAGCGACTGCGGCGGACTGGTCGCGCACTGTTGTCGTCATGTGTGTTGTTCGGTTACATGTGGAGCGGGCGGACGGTCGTCTGGCGCTTCACGATGGGATACATGCGGACGATCGGATACGTGCCGGCGTCGTTGACGTGATCCACGCCGCTCGACTTGTCCGGTTCTCCGCGCTCGTCGTATGCCTGCTGTTCTAGACCTTCGGTGAACTTCGGGCAGCGCCGCGTGTTCACCTTCATACGGCGTTCGCCCTGGCCGTTCAGCAGCATGGCGTTTGTCGACAGCACGCGATCCTTGACAGCCGGGTTTGTCGACCCAACGTTGATCGTGAACTTCGCCTGCTTGAGAATCGATATATCCGACTCAGATGCTTTCTTGCTGCTCGTGTTCTGGCCGCTCGCGTCGGGGTAGATCGTGATCGCATGCCCGTTGTCGCGCCAACGCTCGCCAATCAGCCGGGCCATATCCGGCGTATCGCGCACGTCGACCAGCTCGTCAACTGCGATCGGATTGCCGTCACGCACCACGTACACGACAGCAGCCATGCGGAGCACGTTGAAGTCCATGCCGATATGCAGCGGCTCGCCAGGCTTGATCTCGGCGTCGTTGTGATTCAGCTTGCGGTCGAAGTTCGGATAGACGCTGCCGCTTGTCAGATTGCAAAATTGACCCCGCAAATATGCGTCGATCAATTGCGGCGGATACGACTGAAACAGCGAGTCGATGTAATCGGCCGGCAGGTTCGCTTCGTTGTCGTATGTGCTCGCCTGGATCAGCCCGTACATGCCGCCGAGCGCCGGTTTCTCGCTCAACTGCTTGACGAACTGGCTATGCACGAAGCGGAAGCCTTCAGGCGTGGTCGTCACATCGACGCCGTTCTTCAGGTTGTCGACCTTGTAGCGCATACGGGCGATGATCTTTCGCCATGCCTGCTGCGCCTTCTCGGCCTTCATGATGTCCAGCTCGTCGCATAGAGCCTTGCCGATCTTGAAACCAACGATCGTGTCGGGGCGCTCCATTGAGCGGCAAATGATCGTGCCGCGCGACTTGCGGCCTTCGAAAACATGCACTTCCTTGTTCGACTCGTTGATGCGGACACTCAGCCCCCAATCGGCGGCGACTTCCTCGACGGTCGGATAGAAAATGTCACGAATCTGCGGATACGACGGCGCGAAGTACCCCGCATTGATGCGCGGATACTCCCAGAAGTGTTGCATCAGGCCGCCGCAGCCGACCCATGTCTTGCCCGATCCGAAACCGGCAACGTAGGCGCGAAACTTGTGCTCCATCGACAGGAACTGAGCCTGCGGTACGTTAAGACTCGGCATCGTTGCGCTTCCGTGCGTCGCGGACCTCGATCACGAACTTGCGCGACTCGGGCGGCGCATCGTCATCGTCCTCGACTTCCTTGCGGAGCCGCTCGTTCTCGATTCGCATCCGCTCAATTTCCAGCCGCATCTTCTCGGCGGCCAACTCCTTGATCACGTCGTCGCGCTTGTCGTTAAACATGCCGAGGTGGCGGCCTACGTGCTCACGCGCCTTCATGCGGTCGTCGATCAGCACCTTCAGGCCATCTTTACCCTGGTGCACGCCGGCATAAAGCAGCCGGGCGGCGCCCTTCAGTCGGCGCGTGTCGTGCACATGGATTTTCCCCTTGCCTTCTCCGCCGCACTCAGGGCACTCAGGATTGGGCTCGCGGTTGTGGTCGAAACCGAATCCGCCACTCATCGACGGCTCAGGCTTGCCCTCGTCCTCAGCTTCACGCTGCGCCTTCTCGAACTCGCCATGCGTCCACTGGTATTCATGGTCGTTGCCCCAGCAATGGCGGCAGTTCGAACGCCGATACTCAACGAGATCGTTGACATCGACATTGGCGAGTTCCCACCATTGCTTGAGCACCACCTCTGGCGTGATCTTGGTTGCCTCGGCCAACTCTTTGCGGCGCTGCTCCAAATACTTCGTGACTGGAGTTTTATGGAGTAGCTGGTATGCCTGCGAATCTGCCCACTTGGGCTTGTATCCCGCCCGAATCGCCGCTTGCGTGGCGTTCAAGTCCACCAGATACTCGTCCACAAAGCGGCGCTGCTTGTCTGTCAGCGCCATATCGGTCCTGTTGAGTGAATTCTTGCGCTCAGATGCGCGAGCGTAGAGCGGAAACCGCTCAGCTTGCTATCGGTAACGCAGCGGCGTTTGCTCCCGCTTCCATTGCGCCACCTTGCGCGGCGCACGTGGCAACTTCGACAGCGTGTCGTACACACGCCATCCGTTGCAGCGCACGTCGAACGTAACCGTGATCGCTCCACTCAGGCTGTTCGGCCATGCTTCGCAGTCGTTGCGGTTGATGTGCTCGCCCGGTATGTGGAGCCGGCCCTCTAGCGTTATCGGCTCGCCATCGTGCGGCGTGATCGTGATGGTGGCGCCGGATGCGTGCACACTATTCATTACGCTTCCTGTGTGTATGGGTTGGCCGCGCCCATCGCCTTAGAAACTCGCCGCAGCGAGGGAGGAGAGGCTTACGCTATGTCGCGACCTGCCGGGGTTACTCGTGATGCTTCGCGCCACTCCGCGGCCAGGCGCATGACCGCAAGGCAGTCGATGTTCAGCAAATAATCGTGCCGGGCTTGAATACGCCATCACCGATCCGAACGGGCTGCATGGCTTCATTCCACGGCCATCCGAAATCGTGAATCTTGCGCATGGCATCCAGGACAGAAGGATCATTGCGGCCAATTTTCACCTCTACTTCTTGCGAAACCGGCGGCGTCACCTTCTTGAATACCGTGCTCAGATGGGCTTGAATCGACTTCCACTGCGCGGGATTCGGAGTCTGACCTTGTGTCAGCTCGACGAAGCCTTGCAGCCAATAGGCGAATTGTTCGGGCGTCATCGCTTCCTCACTATGGCTTATAGGTGCGCGCTCACCGGCCACTCCTGCGCGGAGAGTTCGCAGGTTGATAGCAGCCGGGAGCAGCGCGGGGAATCATGCAGGCTCGTAGGTGGCCGCGAAAATATCGGCCTTGCAAGGGTAAATCTCGCCCTTGACGCCAGTAATTAGCATGTCGTCCCGACCAAAGTTCATGGAACCTTCGAGCGTTGGGATGATGTAGCAATCATCATTCTCATGCGTGATGGGGTGCCCGGCGTAGCTAAACGACCAAGGCATCCCGTTGACTCGATGCGCCTCATCGACTTGGCTTTTGCCATGCTCGACAAGCTCGTCGAATGTGATCGCCTCGATGACGACGGGCTTCTTGCGGAATTTCGCCATTTCGGCTCCGTGAGAGTTAGATCATTTGCGGCTGAACGCTGCCCCGTACAGGCCGGGACTCGGCCGCAGTGCCAACTGCTGAGCAGCGCTCATGCGCAAATGGTGTGTAGAGACAAGCCCTCGCTAGGTTGCTGCTTCACTGAGCGGCAGCATCGGCTAGGGGGCCATCCCACTTTCTTTAAGGCGGCCGCCGAAAGACGCTCTCAGAGCGCTATGCCGGTGCCGCAACTCCCCATAGGGAATTACTTGAAGTCGAAGAGATCAAGCGCGATCGCGCGTTTAATGGCGTGGAGTTCCGTTATTTCTTCATTGGCTTCACCTTTCTTCTGATACTCGCCAGCATCCACTCTCATGGTTGGCGGCTTGCAAGGATCGGCCTGTGTTTCCGATCGCCTATGGGCGGACCTAAATGCTTTCGCATCGCCGTTTCCATGTCTGCCAGCGCACGTCGGCCAAGTCGCCAACCATGAAAGTGTGTAGAGATCCGCTCGCGGCACAGAGCCGGCGTTGGCCGGTTAGCTGCCTTGAGCGGTCCCTTGGTTGCGCGCAGATGCGAGGAACATCGTGCGACGCCATTCCCACACAGGGAATTCTGGTTGTCAGTGCATAACGCAGTTGCGCGCCATGATGGCGACGCCCGCAGCGATCACTTCCTGCTCGTGCTGGCCTTCGAGCCGTACGGAGATAGCGTCGATCGTCTCGCGCCAGTCGGGCGGATTCTCAAGCCCTTGCCGCTCAATCACGCTGAGCGCGCACGCCAGCGCATCGCACAACGCCTGAATATCGGCATGCGGATCGCGCGCGCCGGAACTCATGCCGACTCCGGCGAAATCGTGTTCAGCATCGACGTGAACGCATACATTGCGTTGTATGCCGCCGCGGTTTCCGCCTGCCGCGCATTGTCAGGATTCACCGGCTGCGCATGCGGGCGCATATCGACGGTCGACAATTCGATGCCGCCGTGCTCGATCATCACGCGGCGAGCAATGGCGATAGCTTCAGCTAACTTCATTCCGCCTCCACGTAATCCTCAAGCTTCGACAGCACGCAATCCAGACCCTCACAAACGTCGATCATGCTGTCCGTGACGAACGCCATCACGGCGAACACGCCAAGCAGCGGCCAGCAAACCATGTAAGCGGCGAACTTCATGCGGCCTCCGTCTAGCCGTTCGAGATGCTTTCTCGGTATCCGTGCAATGTGCGCCAACGAACACAAAATGCGCAACAGTATCCACGAATACAACCTGTAACAAAAACTTCTCGCACTCAAAGATACCGTTATGGCATCATTCGGTCATGCGCTGATCTACGGCAATCGAGTTTGTCGTCAGGATCGCAGCAACGACGCCCGTTCAACGGGCGCGCGCACCAGAAGCACCTAGGGCCTTCTTCAACGTATCTCAGGATCATTAGGACTGCGCCATGAAAACAGCTTTCGACGCCGCGGTCGAATCCGACCTTGCGCGTGTAGCCGCTCGCTATTGCGACGAGAGCTATGGCGAGCCTGAGCTGGACGACGACGCAGACGATAGCGACGCCGACAGCGACTGAATCACCACGAAGTCACAACCATAAGGAACGGAAGCCATGAACTCGACTAACCTGCATCGCCGCTTATTACGTCAGCCGGTCGGTAGTCCACCCACCGATCGGCGAGAAAGAGAACGCATCTGCTCGTAGGCGGTCGCCATGACGGCGCGCCTGCAGAGGAATCCTGTGCTGCGGTTATAGACCGCAGAGAGCCAGCCTTGCGCTGGCTTTTTGTTTGGAGGGGCGGCAAGGCATTCCGCACTAGGTTGCGAGGCTCCTGTTTGGCGACCGGGCCTTGCGATCTAGTTTTCAGTCTGCGCATTCACTCTCACGACTGGCGTGTTCAGGGTGTCAACCCTTCCAGCATGTTCGGACATCTTTTTTCGAACGCGCCATGCGTGAGAGCGCCGGTCTTTCCCGGCTGTAATGCTGCGGAAGGACGTCGGGGAACGTTCCACAGAAATGCAAAACCCCTGCCGACTTGCATCAGGCAGGGGCTTACTTTGTAAAAAGCCGCTCAATCCATCAGGAGAGCGGAAAGTAGATCTGGGGATCTACGAACGGAACCAACATGAACACACCGCTTCGCTAGACGCAAAAACGACATGCTAGATAAATCGTATCAAAACCTTCACAGTATCGCAAGCACTATTTGCATACCGCCACGGTGTGCGTTGCATCGGCGCAAATAAGCTCGCGCAAGTGATCCAGAACCTCCCGGCGCATGTGCGCAGGGATGGCTGCGGCAGCGGCGGCGATCTGGTATTCGCCCTCGTCGCTGCGTAAGCCTTCCGCCAGTACACCAGCGGCAGTATTGTTTTTTTCTGTACCGCCAGCAGTGCTAGAACTCGTCATCTGATGCCTCTCTGGATTGCGCAACCGGTATCTTTTCCCGCAAAGACTTAAGCGGTGATGTAAGAATATCCGCACCAGTCCCGCTCTCGCAACAAGTTTCGATACAATATTTTACATTTTCAGCGGTTGCAACAATCCGCAAATGTTTGCGCGAGTCTAATTCGCTTTCTTGCGGAATCTGTCGGTAGAAAGTACGTCCTCTATGGGTTTACCCAATACGAGCGCCTGAAGCACCCGGAGAACGGCCGCGCGCGACGCCTCGGGCGCCTGCCGGTACATCGCCATCACCGAATCCCGGAACGCCAGGTCGTCATCGCTCATCTCGGCTTCATTGTTGCTGTGGTCGGTGTCCATCCAGCCTTCCGGCAGCTTCAGCCGGGCCTCGATCTCGCGCGCCGTCCGCAGTCCGATCGTCTTTGAGCCTGTATTCAGGTTCGACAGGTAGACCGGGTTCATTTCCAGGTGCGCAGCGAAGCGCCTCAACATTCCCCGATCTGGCGCGGTCGGGTCGTCCCTTCTCACCCCCTCCTTGAATTGCTCGAAAAGCAGGTGGAAGTTCCGCGCGCGCACTGCGTCGATCGTTTCGATAGCCATGTGGTTCCCAATCCTTAGTCGTATAGGGCGCGTCAAGGCACGCCACTTGGTCGGATGCCTGTCCCGATTAAATCGCGGCATCCGTTCGTGAAATCTTGAAGGTTTCCGGCTGCCAATGCAACCGTAAAGGCATCATTTTTCAATAAGTTCATAGGGTTATCTCCCGACAAAATTTCATCCTAAACGCTAACCGTCACGGTATCCGATGCTATACTGTATTGCAATTA